TCAGAGTCTTGATGTTCTTTATAAAATTCAAAAGCCATGTTACGGTATTCATCTCGCATAACGTTATCCTTAGACAACTTAGCGATGAGATCATATGCTGGTTGCATATCATTATCATCAAGCCATACTGTGCCATTATCCTTGCAGTTGATTAACTTATCTCCGTACTTACGGTGAGTACAACGTTCGCCATATGACTTGCGGAACACTGGCACTACGCCAGTACATGCTACTTCACAGTGAGTATACTCAATTGAACGCTCAATAAATCTTTCATCGAGAATTGATAGCTGATAGCCAAAGCCGCATGCCGACATGCGATATAGCATCTGCTCATTCACATATGGGCCAAACACATACGCCGGCTCATTCTTTTGTAAGTTCACAGTATTAATATCATCGGCGATGTGACCATTAAATTCTGATAGTTCTCTGAATGCAAGATACGCTGGAGATTTTTCAATTCCTTCGAACGTAGTGATACATCCATTTGGACGTAGGAATTCGTTATGAAACTTAAACATTTGGACATAGCCTTTCCAACTTGTGGTACGGCCAATCCATTTATGCATATGAGGTCTGGTCTGATCAATGTCAAGCCAGTACTTAGCTCTTACTGAATCGAAGTCCATCCCTGGTTGAAAGTTAAGAATCTTCTTAGAGTTATCCTCTTCAAAGAATCCTGCTAAACCTCCGCCATCGGTTACTGTAGAGACATACCTAGCGAAATCGTTACTAGTACTATGGCCAAACAGAATGCTAGCTTTTCTAACAGACTCATTGATTGCAGCATTGCGCTTAATCGAGAGTGACGAGTGATCATGTTGAATGAGAACAACTGGTTTGACGATTTCATCTAGTGCTCTCTTAAACTGATTAATGCATTCCTCACTGTGACCAACCGAGGGCAGACTATTGATGATGACTACATCAGCCTTGTTACAACCCTCAATCATCTTGTTAGTTTCTTCAGGCTTTGCAAACTTCAACTGTACTACGTTCGAAACATCATGAGCATTCTTACGAGTCCATGATTTGTCCTTAGACGAGAAGACAACAAAGTCGTATCCGTTCTTTGCCATCCATTTAGTTTGCTCAACAGTAAATTTAGTGACGCCACATCCTTCGATGCCACGTCCCATAATGATTGCTATTTTCATTCTTCCTTGCTCCATTCTCCGGTTTTATTTCTTTCTGCTGATGCATCTTCTCCGTAAGTTTCATCAGCATGAGCATCACACAGAGTTCGATGCCAACCTTGATAATAAGTACGACCTGGAGAACCACACTGTTCGCAAGTACGATAGCTCATGTGTTCTGCAAATGAAATATAATTATAGTGCTCGTCTGTACCGCCTTCAACATAAAATCTAAGTCCACCAAACTTTTCTTTTACTTGAGATGCAACGGGTACTAATTCCTTTTGTCTTTCCATTTCTAGACGACGTTCTTCAACTTGTTCAGCGGTAATTGGCTTACCTTCTTTCCAAGGCCAGCTACCACTTGTGTCATAGTATTGTTTTATGTATTCGTATCTATCTTTAGCTTGTCGATACTTTGAAGTTAGTTTAGAACATAAAATATCAATAATATTATACCATCCATTGCCGCAATCGAAACCCCAGCACATGGCTGTTTGAGTCATTGGCGCATGACGATTCTTAAATATCAAAGGATATTTAGCGCATAGTGCTTCATCTAGTTCTTGTTTCATTTCAAATAATCCTTAAATTAAGATTGGATCCATTCGTATTTCACATTAGTTTCATCAAACATACTTACAGTATTAGACCATGATTCTGTCCACATATCTGGTACTGCATCATCAGTAAATACTGTTACATTTTTAATTCCTACTTGTATGATACCCTTTGCACATTCCGAACATATAGGCAATCCGTATACGTACAATGAAGCGCCATCAAGTGACACTCCATTAAATGTTGCATTGTAGATAACATTCATTTCAGCGTGAACTACGAGACGATATTTAGTAGATCTATCGTTATATCTATCAGCTGAGTCTAGAATTCCTCGTGGAAACCCATTATAACCCTGTGCAAGAATCTGGCCTTTAGAACCTACTGCAACTGCGCCAATCTTTCTACTTGGATCTTTACTCCAAGTAGAAACTTCTTTAGCTAGCGATAGATAACGACTTTGCCAATTCTTGACGTTTGTCATATTCTTCCTTAGTGATACTCAATTCGCGTGTCTTAATGTAGTTATCAACGAGATAGAATTGACGTTCATAGATATGTAACGAACCTGCATTCCAAATAATCTCGCCTCGGTCATAGAACTTTCCGCGATAGCGAAGTTCTTGCGTTACTTGTTCTAGAACATAAACTTGCCAAGCATAATCATTGCGATAACCAGCCCAAGCATCATTACTTCGCATATCAACTACTGCATGAATCCTATTATCGCGAATTAGATATTGCACAGTGTTAGTGCACATAAAGTCTGAACGACCATTCTTATTATGATCACCCCACATAGTAGGACGTGTGTAAATCATAATAGCACGACGAGAATCTGGACGATCTTCAAGTTCAGTTACTACATGAAGAAACTGATTATTGTTTTCACCTGAATAGATACACCATCCATAGTTTGAATTGATGTAACCTTCTTTGTCTGCCACTTGTTTCCAAATCGCCGGAGGTCCACCAGGAATATCATTTACATTTAACGACATAGACTTATACCAGTCTAGTTCTCGCTCGATGTACTCTTCATTTATTGCACCAAAGATAAAAGGAGAGTTAGCCCAGAAGCTAGCGCCTACAATTTCAAGAGTCTTTACACCAGACTTATCAGTTACAAACTTGCCGGCTTTATAAAGTTGCGCAAATTCCTGACGAATTTCATGCACAGTTTGTTTGTGAGTAAACATCATTCTGTAAACCTTCCCTTTGGAATATACTCACCAATCTTATCAATGTCATTGATGACATATGATTCCTTAGGCATTCCACGGAATTTGCTAGGATACAATTGCGTAGTTGGATGAGTTTCCTTAGTTACACGACGATTGAAGATATCCTTACCCATTTCTTGACCATCGATTTCGCCACGCATATATGCAACGAGGAATGATGCATAGTTAATCATGTCAATTGCAGAATCTTCAACTGATTCGAAATTAACTTTGCCACCTTGTTCCATAGTTTCCAACACCGAATACATACGAAGCATCTTACCATTGATGGTATCTAGAATAGTATATACGCCACGTGGATAGTGATCGGCTTGGCGTACACGACTCAATGGGTTCTGATAGTCTTGGCCTTTGCGTTCTTGAAGTTCTGCAGCTTCCATCAGGATGTTTGCTGATTCTCGAGTAAATTGTTTGCCTTCTTTCATATTATTCCTCTTTAACAAAATTTAAGTCATCATAGTATTCTTTAGTACGGGTTTCCATACTTCTGATTATAACACAATCTCCACGCTTCGCCGCAGTAAAATGATCATAATAATTATTAGTTGCTTTTTTATCGTTACGATAAAGACTAGGTGTCCAATAATTATCAAATGTTTTTGGATTAATTACGAGGCTGAAGTTTATTCCATAGTGATCTGAAAATTCATCAACATAACCAGTTACTAGTGCATCTAGCTTTGCAGTATGTTTTCTGAACGTACTAACTTGTTCTTGCTTCATTGAAAACCACTTACTGACCATGCGTTTGAATTCTAGTTTATAAACATCAGGATGACGATAGTGCACAACGTCATACATAAAACTTTCTTCTACACGATGATTCCATGTGTTAGGATTACGTTCAGACAATTCGCCAACACTAAGCAATACAGATTCAAGCGCAAACTCACCAGCGATTCTAGAGCAATTACGATAAACTTCTTCGTAACTACGTCCTTGTCTATTTCGAATAGGACAAGGATAGATATCGTCAGCCATAGGCTTTACATAAGGATCTACAATTTTCTTAGAAATCTTAATGTATTCATTATCTCTAAGTACTCGTGCAAGTTCACTAATGTAACTCATATCAACCCTTCAGCGTGAACTTAGATAACGCAGACTGTGCTTCAATGAGTTGTTCTACATCATCGGTTTTGTCGAGAAATTCAACAGTTAGTTCCGATTTACGCATGCGCAATAGTTCAATAGCATAGTCGATATCGTCTTCATCAGCCTGATCCATCCAGTCATCAAAGACTTCGGGACTTACGGTCAAAAGAAAGTTAAGATTATTACGATCGTGATCATTCATGACAAATCTCTAGTAGTTGTAATAATATTATATCAAATAGACGAATATTTGTACAGGGTTTTACGAATATTCTTGCCTTATAGGGCATTCTTATAAGCAAATTCTATGGCTCGTGAAGCCTCTACATTAAGAGGTCGCTTTGCGTACCTATTTGACGTATCACGGTCAAGCTGGCGTACGAGATCTACTATTTCATACTCAGTGATAGGATACTTATTCTTAATAGCATTGCATGCTATCGAGGTCATAATCTTATAAATCATTGAGTAACGACCAGAACCATCTACACCAGAGATCTGTTTATACTCACTTACAAGTTTACGATTTACGAATGGGCAATCACTGTATGACTTCCATTCATAAGTTCTTTTATTATTCTGAAGTTGCTGCTGACGGTGCGCTACAACTTCCTTTTGAATCTCAAGAGGCAACCTATCAATAAAACTATTAGAAGAAGAGTTGTCATTGTATTCGTGCTTTCTTAAAAGAGCATCAACATCAAGATAGTTATCTGAGCGATGAGTAAAGATAAAATTGTAAGCATTAGGATATTGCGCTGGGACGTAATACATTCTAGACAAATCCTTAGTCTGTCTATCTCCCACCATGCCAAATTCGGTGTTGAGTGCAAACCAAAAGTGCCTAATTTCCGTTGACCTAACAGCTCGCGTAAGTGGGAACACCAAGCGGAACTTCGGCGCACTGCGACTACTACTAGCAGTTGAATAACAAATAAAATAAGTATTGGGATAAAGCCTAGCCAATTCATTCTCAAGATCTCCATCATATGTTGTGTTATCTACATCTAGAGCAGCCCATGACGCCCATTCAATCACATTAGCATTTGCTCTAGTTGTATCAGATTTATAAATCGCTGGAGAAATTAGAGGTGATGCTTTGTTAGTAAATTCACCGCGCTTAGCTTTGTATCCAGGAAGAGTAGACAGATGATACAGTGATTTCTCAAACTTCTCGAAAGAATCGAAGTCAACTCTCGTATCTGTCTTGTTATCGAAGATAGACTTAAAGACGGTGAGTGAATACATTAAACGAATACCTTATTTAGAAGTCCAACATTATCTTCGTGTGTTGGAGCAGTCCATCCTTCAGGTTTGATTAGATCTGGCAAGCCAAGAGGATTAGGACGAGATTCTTTGATACCCACTTCCTTCGCCATATTAGCTTCATACACACGATTCCATGCAGTATACTCATTAACGTCATAGGCATTAAGAGTTCCAATAGCAACAACACATAAATCGATTAGAGCATCGACTGTATCATCTGCTGCTTTATTGCTACTGATTTTTCCAGATTGAAAATCAACTACAGCTTTACGCATTTCATCAAGTTCTTCTTGAAGAAAGTCAATTCTAAATTTTAGAAAAGCCATAAGCTTATCACTATCAAAATCACGAACAACAGGATTAACACCATACTTCTGATGCATTGCCTGCATGTCAGCTACCCAATTCATACTCATAATAACTCCTTAGTATTATTGTAACACATTTACGATTAAAAGTTAAATCCATCTCCAGCTTGTTTCATCCTTTGTCCAAAAGATGATTTATCAAAAGATGGTCCATCATCTTGACCAGAATCTGCAATATTCTTTTGTGCAGTATCTTCTACATCATATAGTTTCATACGGCTACGGTCAACACCAATGACGAAACGCTTATAATAAGAAGGATCATTGTAGCGATTCTTAAGCTGTTTAACCATGATCTGGTTAAGATTTTCAAGCTCTTCAGTTGAAATAAGGGCGAACATAAAATCCACAGTAGCAGGCAAGCCAAAAGACTCGGAAGTATCAGTAAGGTCAACGTCGGTATTATCATATCCACCTCGAGTTGTTTGCGTTGCTGAAAGAACCGGAACATTATACTCTACACCTAGACCACGAAGTTCTTCAGCGATAGACTTAACATATGTATAGGAATTAACACCTGAGCCATGTTTGATTCGAGATGATGCACAGATGTTTAGGTAATCGATTACGATAAGATCTGGTTTGAAGTTACGCTTCATCTTAAGTTCTTCAAGTAAAGCTTTGAAGTGACCAGCATGAGCAGATGCAGTTGGGTATTCCTTAACGATTAGTTTACCCGATGTCTTCTTAATAAGCTTTCCAATACGCGATTCATAAACATCTAGTTCAACTTTATTAAGTTCATCCATTGTCATGTTAAGAAGGTTTGCATCAATACGTTCTGCAATACGTTCCTCAGCCATTTCAAGTGTGATGTATAAAACATTCTTACCTTGCATCAAAGAAGATGCTGCGTAGTGACACATGAATAGAGACTTACCAACACCAGTGCCAGCAAGAATTACATTAAGAGTTTTCTTAGATAAACCACCCTTTGTAATCTTGTTAAAAAGATCTAGATCAAATTCAAGTTTTTCTTCTTGTCGGTGGTAGAATCCGTACCTCTGTTCAAAATCTTCGAGATAATCATGACCAACAGTACTATCAAAGGATACTGCAAGGGCGTCTGAAAGAAGTGAAGGTATTGCGTCTTGTGTTCTGGCTTTATCTTTTCCATCAATGATTTCAATAGAACTAATGATAGCATTATAGACAGCACGGTCTTTGCAGAACTTTTCAGTGTGCTTATGTAACCAATCGTCGTTGTCAGTTTTATACGTAAGTTCATTGATATAAGATTCGATTTGACCCAGCTGTTCGCCGCGAAGATCCTTGCGATTTCCAAGTTGGATTGCGAGAATATCTAGTGATGCAGGTTTATTATACTCTGTAAAGAACGATAGAAGTTCCTGTGCGATCACATTCTCGAAGTGATCAGAAAAATATTCCGTTTTTAGAAATGGTACAGCCTTCCGACAAAATTCCTCATTGTGAATTAGATTCGAAAGGATGGTCTGTTCTATTCTCTTGGTCATCAATAAATCCTAGTTTGTCGCGTTCAAGTCCATAATATAGCAATTGTACCACAAAGTCGCCGAGTTCTTTTTCAAAAGCTTCTTTGTTATATCCATAACATTCTTTTGGAACATCATGAACATAGTACTCAAATCCGACTACAAGTTTGTCATTCTCTGTGTCTTCCTTAAAGTTAACATCAGTGTAAGTAAAGATGATGTTAGCAAACTCTCCAGTCGTAAAACACAAAGCATGAGAGTCACCATTGTGACCCGGTCTTCCAAGAACTTTATGCGGCCTCAACTGTGTTGTCTTCATACGATTCCATTTGCGTTAAGATCTCTTCGTCACGAATGATATCACCATGCGCGATTGCATACTTGTTTTGCACATAGTCGTTGAAAGATTTAGATGTAACGATTGGCATCCAGAAATCTCTAGTATCTGTATCTTTAATACGATACTTTTTATCTTCAATTTCTCCGGTTTCTTTATTTACTTTCGAATACCAACCATTGCTAGGCTTGATAACATGTCCGGATTCGAGAGCAATATCAAGTAAGCCAGACCATTTGCTAATACCACCATCAAAAGATACAGAGACAGGTATTTTAGATTTTTCTTTAACATATCGTGATTTTTCTACATTGATAATGAAGTTGTAACCAATGACTTCTGTTCCTTCTTTTTCTTGCTGACGGCCAAGAATGAAAATATTATCAGCTGAATAATAAGGACCAGTTCCGCCAGAAACAATTGCCTTAGGAAACATTCCCTGTTCCATGTAAGTGTGATTCACTACAACCATAGGAATGTCTTTAATTGTCAAGTGTGGTGTTACCATACGGAACAAAGATTTAATCTGTTTAGCACGAGACATATCAGCAACTGACTTACCTTCCAATGCATCCTCTACTTCTTTCTTAGAAGCAAGGTTGCCAATAGAGTCAAT